AGTTCTTGGTTTGGATGTACCCAGTATTTAACCATGGTCTTTCCAGACTTTGATGGCCGGCGTGTTTGTTCACCGTCAAGCATACGATGGGCTGTTGAAAGCATTTGAGCAGACTCGACGATCATTTTTACGACATGCTTGTCGCATTGCCATTGAGCTGCTACGATTGGATTTGAATCTAGGATAAAGATATTCATGGTATACTATCCCCCATTAAGTATTGATACTTTATTATACCACACTATATGGGGGAAGTACACTCCTATTTTTACTATGAAGCTTCTTTTATACGGTTGTCTAGATATTTTCGTTTGAGAAGAATTTTTTGCATTAGTGAGATCTTACCTTTGCGCTCAAGTTTCTGAGCATATTCTTTTAGTTCAATCGAATCTTTTCTAAGACGGTTCAGTTGAATTTCTGACATGTATAAATGTCTCCTTTAAAGTAAAAGAAAGTCACATAATCATAATCTAATCTTGCAGTAATCCAGGAAATGCTTCCTCAATTACCGGCCTCGAAATGCCCTCTAATGTTTTTTTATTAATCATATTTACAACAAGCTTAGCATCTTCTGGGTGCACGCCTTCTAAGATTTCAAAAAGAATTCTTTCTCTTTTATACGGCGGCATGTCATCACCAGGACCTCCAGTAACAAAGTAGATAAATCTCTTGTGTTCCTTTAAAAGGTTTGATGGAGCATTGTGTTCTTGATTTGGGGTGAAAGGCGGATCGCCTTCAGGAAAGCTAAATTTTACGGTAGAGTCATACGATCCACGTAAAATATCTTTTAAAGCCCAAGACTCGTTTTGTTTAAGTTCATTGGCTTTATCTTTTTTATTGCGCTTATTCTTAGTGCGCCTAATCACTTCATATACTGGTCTGACCATATCATCCTCACTAATTTATTTATATGCGTACGTGTTTAGAATGTATTTTGCAACCAATGAATTCGTTATAATATTCATCGGATAACAATACATCATATTTGAATTGGAGTTTTGCTTCGTAGTAAGAGCATTCGCCCTTTGTCCTACAAAGTTTTAGTATTTCTCTTTTGTAATTATCTTTTCCCTTAGACTCGACTAACGCTTGTACTTCTTTACTCGAACCGTAATAGTCTCGCCAATCAGATTCGACTCGTGTGCGGACTCTACGTTTGCGTGTCTTAGTCACAGGCAATATTTTTGGCTTCCAGAAAAACTTCTTGCCAATATATTTTTTACCGGTATCTAACTCGGTTACCATATAAACAAACCCCTGAAATTCATCAGGGGTTTGATCAAAGTCTTTATTTTCATAAACCCACATAGGTCTATATATCTTAGTATTCGTCTGAGTCTAATTCTATTGCATTATTCTCTTCGCCACAAAATGGACAATACTCAACAGACATATGTGTTTCAGCATATATTTCTGATTCAACATCACAATAATTGCATTCAACTATAAAGCTTTTTTCACTTGTCATTAGAAATCAATCTCACATGCTCCGCCTGCGCAAGCTGCAGCACCTAACGTATCGACGTCAGTGTACTTCTTCTCGGTTAGGTCGTGTTCCCAGTTCATATCTTTAAAGTTAGCATTGATCTTATTCCACTTATGAAGCAGATAAGAATCCTTTAAACAATATTCCGTTTGTTTAATATCTCCGCTTAAATAGTTATTTGCAAAATTATTAAACCTACGAATCCAGTCTTTCTTTAATGCATTTTGTGATGACTCAACAGAAAGATCATCGCCCATACCTTGAGCGGTTGAACAAGCTGTCCATAGATTATCAAACGTATTAAGAGCTTCAACTACAAGACCGCTAGAGAAGATTGCAGCTGCTCCATATTTAGTTACCATAGTTTCAGCATCGATAACGCCGGTGTTTGGAGCCTGATTAAAATCTTTATCACCCATAGAAGATAAGAAAGAAATACCAGCAAAGCTATGACGGTTTTTATACACGTAATGCTCTACCTCATCCCAGTCCTCTACGATGATAGTATTTGATACGTTATGACGAATACCTTTGTCTGCACATAACTCTTCGTTTGTTCCGGCATTTACCCAATGCTCTTGTGCTAGCTTGACTTTTTCTAAATGGTTTACGCCGATCAAATCGTCTTTGAGCATAGATCCTTCTTTTGGAAGAATTGGAAATGACACAACTACGTCGGTACCGCCTGAAGACCAAACTGATTCTTCAACCATATGTGGATTTGTATTTTGAATTGCCTGAGTTACCTCAGACTCTTTATTCATTTGAACATTACGTATGTACATGCTAGAATGCTCAGCGTGAATACCGCTAGCAGTTTGCAATAGAACCGAAGCGTTGCCGCTTGGCTTGACACAAGTCGTTCTAGCCGCTGCGTTGATTCCAATAACTTCTGCAACTTCTCTGTTGACTTGTTTGACAATATTTGCCCCTTCCTCAAGTATTTCTGCATTAAATAGAATATCGGGATTATTCATCCATCCTGTAATTGATACACCAAGCAAAGCTTCACGATCAAAAATATCCTTAGTTGTATCTGGTAGGAATTTAAAGTCGGTGTAACCTGCCTGAAGGGTACCTAAGATCGCACCAGCGCGGCATGCAAGAAAGAAATCTTCTTTAGTTACACATTTACCACCATTAATTTCTGTAAGATTACATCCTTGCCAACCAGACTTACCATCAAGCTGTGGGAACATTCCGATCTCAACACATGGATTAGTTGTATGTTCTTTTGACTCTACAAACACAAAACCAGGTTCGCCAAATTCTCTTACATTAGTCATTATATTACTAAACTGTTCAGGCGTAGTTTTATCTCGAACAATAACGGCAGAGTTATTTGATCGGCCACGTTGTGGATTATCAACAAACCAATTACCGGTTTTAGCTGACATCATTTCTTCGTCGTCAGGTGAGAACAAACAAATAGTAGCTGAACGTCGAACCCCGCCTGATAGTACGGCATCAGCGGTATGCATACAAATATCATAAACATTAATTGGCCGCAGCGCAATTGATTCCTTTGTATCGATTACAATGTCTTGCAACAAATGTTCAATCTTATCGAGAGCCCGGCGCAAGCCATCTGGGCCAGGTGCTTTAAATCCACCAGAAATTTTAGATCCCTTTGGACGGATATTTGACAAATCAAAATAGACTCTGCGACCAGCATAGTCTGGATATTTACCGCCATTTGTAAAATAGGATGACATAAGAATATCAACAGCGGTTGCCCATCCTTCAATGTCGTCTGTGACTACGTGAGTTTTTGCAGGCTTGCTTCGTGCTGTGATCTTTGGAAGTCTGCCAATATGATGCTCTTGTACTGAGAATCCTGCACCAGCGCCGCACAATAAAATATAAAAGATTTCACCAAAAAATTCTGGCCGGTCTGCATATGAAGAAGTACAGTTGTACATTCTCATTTGATGCTTAAGCAATTGCTCTCCGCCAAACTGTAGGGCACGTTGCGCGCCTAATACTCTTTGTTCTTTATAGGCATGTCTAGCTTCTTCTAAATAAGACTTTAATCCGTTATCATTTTCTTTATATTGATTTGCGTGCATTTCGATCACGCGATCTACAGCTTCCTCCCATGTTTCGTACCTTTCATTTTCGTCGTTAAAGCGTGAGTAACTATCGTAAAACTTTGTTTCAGACAAAAGTTTACGTGTGTCAACAGAAGCTGTTGCCATTGCAATTTCCTTTATGTAAATGATTTTCTCTTATTGTGGTATTATATATCAAAACCACGTCTTTGTAAATAGCAATATGTGCTATATCTGTACTAAATATAGCAATATATTGTAAAAAAAATTAAATATTTTTATTTGTCGATTTCTTGGATTTGTGTTTCATAATACGCGATAATTTCATTTTGTTGAAGTATATATCTGCGTAAATCAGCTATGCCTAATGACAGGTTTTCATAGCCCTTTGGCGTAATAGCCATGAAGGCGGCAACACCACCGGCTTCTTTAATTCGTTCAATAGCTTCTTCTAAGTTATCTTCATTCACGACAAACCATTGAACGTCAGGCATATCAACCGGTTTCGGTGGTGCCTGTGTCGGAATATTTGGATAAACAAATTCTGTCTCAGTTACTACTATCTGTTCCGGTGTCTTCGCGCAACTCGCTAGTAGTAGAAGGAGAGGTATCAGATAAAATATTTTGTATGAGTCTGTCCACGCCACGATTAATTCTCCGTTCAAGATCGGCAGGATCTTCAAGAGCCTCTCTTGTTATATCAATTTGACTAAATCTTTTTCTAAGCCTATCAAGTCCGGCTTCAGACTTCTGTAATGCTTCCTGAAGTTCAACGATCATCAAAGCATTTTCACCAGCTTCATCTTGTAATTCAGTTACAGTTCTTTCTAAGGTTTCAGTTGCACCTTTTAGTAAAACATTATTTTCTCTTAACTGTGCTTTCTCAGCTTCTGAGTTTTGGTAATACCAATATGCGGTATAGCCAATTCCACCAAACGTAGCTACTAAAAAGCAAAAGAGATAAATTCTAATCATTATCTAAATATTTTCTAAAACGTTTTAGAACCTTAGGGTCTCTATCTTTTCTTCTACGTTTATCTATAACAACGGTTCCTGATGGATTATCTCCGGCTCCTACAACAGATCCGGTCGTTGTTCCAATGTTTTCTTGAGCCTTTCTAATAGCGTCAGGAGTAGGTGCACCCTTTTCTCCTTTTTTACGCATCTTTTTACCAGCCCTGCGTTTGGCCCATATGTTTGCCCAAAGTCCTGCTTCATTCATTTGATAAGCTCCATTGACGATATGTGTATTTTTTGATTTGTACTCACATGAATGGCTTCGTAAATATCTATACCATATACATCATCTATAGGATACGCATTCTCTTGTACTCTAACTTTATCTTTTGCCTTTACTATATCTTCGAAAGAAGAACTTAGCATTTTATTATTTTGCAATCTATAGGTTCCAGGAGATAGCATTCTATCATCACAAACAAACCATTTATTTTCTGCTAACATAAACTCCTTAGAGTCTAAGCCTAATTCTTCCATAATCTTTTCAATAGATTTTTCTGATAGATTGCCATCTTCTTTAATTAAATAAAGGGCCGATGCGTATGAGCCAATTTTTCCACCAGGTATAAGTCTTTTAATATTGTAAACAAGCCGATGAAAGGGCGTGTATATGTTTTTTTCTTCTTCGCCTTTTGCCTTACGAAGCTTTTTACCTTTTTCGTCGATAATACCCATACGATATGCATCAGTCTTCTCAAAAGGAGTTACTAACAACTTAAGAAATCTAAATGTGTATACTAAATCGGCTGCTCTTTTAATAACACCCATTATATTTTCCTTAACGTTTCAACCACCAAATCATCCATACTATATTCTGTATATTCAGTATTTTTAATATATCTTAGAAATATAAGAAACGGTTTAATGACTGGCCAATGTCTTTGATCTAATTTTAACTCTAATATTTTACATCCAGCTTCAATACCAAACATATTAAAAATAACAATAAGATGATT